ACTTTTACCATGGAAGCTCCTGCTGGCACTACACAAGCACAGGCCGATTATACATTTTATAGTCAGGTTGCCGCAGGCGCCTTGGTAGGATTTGAGCCTGGACAAAGCGTCAGCGGAACCACATCCAGTCTAGCCAAGTTTGAGCTTAGTCGACTAGATCGTGGCACTGCTGGAGTTGATGACACTGTGATTTTGGCCATCATCAACGGCCTGCCCACAGTGGCCAACATTCCATCGTTGATTAACACACCCCTGACCAACCCTGTAACACAGGCTAACATAGCAGCTATTGCCGGCACAGGATTTACTGCTCCAGCTATAGGATCATTGACCTCCGATCAAACACAAGCACTCATGGCACAGGTAGTCAATACTGTAGATCAAGCACCAACCACCGCCACCGACGAAACTGGAGTTGGACAGTATGGGTTCAGTTGTCAACAGTTAGAAATGGCTGGCTATGTCAAACCTGGCACCTGGCAAGAATTTATACAAAACGGTGCTAGTACACTAGTTGCAGTGTTATCAGCACCGGGCATATGGACCGGGCTAAATGGAATTTATTTTCTCGCTGATTTTTTAAATAGTGCATCTGCGCAGAATGACGCCCAGGCAAGATTAATGCAAAACGGATATGATAGTTTACAGGCCGCTGGAGTGATTACAACGCCGGCCGCACAATCAGTGTCGGCTGTAGTGGGCACTGTTTACACTGGAAGTAATGCAACATTAACAACAGCAACAATAACCGATAGCGTAAACAGTCAGGTGGCAGCATTGGTCACAAATTCTAGTCAATACGGTACACAACTCACAGCACAATGGGCCAAAGATTTGCCGGGTGTAACTGGCCTTACTTCCAACCTGACTAGTATAACCGGTCTATCAGCGTTATCAAGTGCAGTTCCAGGGTTGCCTAGTCTTGGCTCGCTTACATCTGGTATAACTCCTAATCTAGCATCAGTAAAAACTGCCATGGATACTCTAGGTAAAGCCAGCCAATTTGCTGCCACAGCATCTAGCACCTTGGCTGGAGGATTAAAAAGTTTATCAAATCTTAGTGTCAGTGGCATAGGTGACAAATTATCTAATATTAGCGTCGGTGGGTTAACTGATAAGTTAGGTGGCTCTGCTGCAGCACTAGCTGGTCAACTACAAGGACAAGTGGCTGGACAAGCCAAAGCCTTGATCGGCCAAGCACAAGGACAGGTTAATGCGTTGATTGGCCAAGCACAAGGGCAATTTAATTCGTTGATTGCCCAGGGCGATAGCCTGGTATCAAACGTGCAAAAAGCCGCTGGATTTGCCAACACAGTGAATCGTGCCACTGTTGATACAGCATTTACAAAAATACTGGGTAGTGCAAAAATACCTACTCCAAGTTTTGGTGCAGATTTACCCAGCTCGGCCAGTATCGGTGCAGCACTTGATATTAGCAAAGCTCAGGGCATAATAAAAGGACTGCAAGGACAAGCTACCGGATTAGTTAACCAAGCACAAGGGTTAGCCAGCCAAGCACAAGGCCAGGCCAACAATCTATTGGCCACGGCCAGAACCGGTGTAAACCAGATAGCCTAATAGAGTAAATACACCATGCCTACATTTATTGGATTCAATACTATCAATCAAAATAAAAAATTCACAGCCGTGGATTTTGACCTGATTAAAATTGACCTGCTCAATGCGTTTAATATACGTCAAGGTGAATTACCAGGACGCCCTGGTTATGGAACCATAATCTGGAATTACCTGTTTGAAAATCAAACAACAGAAACAGAGACAGCCATATACGCAGAAATACAACGTGTATGTGGTGGAGATCCTAGGGTTTTTGTCAGCGGATTACAGATATTTCCACAGCAAAATGGTATTTTAATACAGTTAGGAATAGCAGTAGTGCCTAGCACTCAAGCACAACAGTTGAGTATATTTTTTAATCAACAACAACGCTCGGCGTCATACGTTTAAATACCCAGTTTATTGTATTGGTAAATACTAAAACTAGGAACATTTATGGCCACAACCTCAAGACAAACAGCTATTTTTGGAGTTGAAGATTGGAAACAAATCTATCAAACTTACCAAGAAGCCAATTTCCAAAGCTACGACTTTGAGACTCTGCGTAAAACGTTTGTTGATTATTTGCGCCTATACTATCCAGAAACTTTTAATGACTATATTGAAAGTTCAGAATTTATCGCCCTGCTTGACGTCATGGCCTTTATGGGCCAAAGTCTAGCATTCCGCACCGACTTAAACACACGTGAAAACTATTTAGATACCGCTGAACGCCGTGATTCCGTTGTTCGTTTGGCCAACCTAGTCAGCTATACCGCTAAACGTAACACAGAAGCCAGCGGTTATCTAAAAGTGTTTAGCATAAGCACCACAGAAAATATTACAGATTACAACGGAATCAATCTAGCTAATCTTACTATAAACTGGGCCGATCCTACCAACTTAGATTGGCAAGAACAGTTTACTACTATTCTCAATGCCAGTTTGACCAACGCACAAAAATTTGGTAATCCCGGCAATGATCAGGTGATAATGGGTGTAGATACCCAAGAATATACTATTAACTTGGTTCCAGGATACTTGCCTGTGATTCCCTATACTGCCACAGTTGACACGGTGAACATGCCATTCGAAGTAGTTAACAGCACAAGTATAGGCGAGAATTTTGTTTACGAACCACCTCCTTTGCCCAACGGACAATTTAATATTCTTTTTAGAAATGACCAACAAGGTTATCTCAGTGCCAATACTGGTTTCTTTTTCTTGTTCAAACAAGGTGTGCTGCAAAATCAAGATTTTAATTTACCAGAGCGTATAACCAATCGTGCCGTGGCTATCAACATCGAAGGCATCAACAACACCGATGTCTGGCTTTATCAGTTAGATAACTTAGGAAATATTTCTAACTATTGGGAACGAGTTCAAAGCGTATATGCCGCAGCAGTAGAACAACTAGCGCCAGGCACACGAAATATTTACAGTGTAAGCAGTAGGACCAACGATCAGATTACCCTAAACTTTGGCGACGGCATATTCAGTACGATTCCAGTGGGCACTTTCCGTACCTATGTTCGTGCTAGTAACGGTCTACAATATATTATCAATCCTGTAGAGATGCAAAGCGTTAGTGTACCTATCAGCTATGTGAGTCGTACTGGACAGATTGAAACCTTGACCTTTACCTGCGGTATCACACAACCTGTGACAAATGCCCAGGCACGCGAAACTATTGCTGAAATTAAACAACGTGCTCCAGCACAGTACTATACACAAAATCGTATGGTCAACGGCGAAGACTACAGTCAGTTTCCATACACACAATACAACAGTATTCTTAAAAGCACAGCCGTCAATCGTGCGTCAATTGGAACTAGTCGTTATCTTGATCTAGTTGACGGAACAGGCAAGTATTCTAGTACTGATATTTTTGCCAGCGATGGTGCCCTATGGGAATCTAACGACCTATACTCATTTCAATTTAGTTGGTTGACCTCCAATGACATTAGTAGCGCAGTAATTAATCAAATCAGTCCCCTGGCTCTTAGAGCTGGGTTGCAACAATTTTACTATGCTAATTTTCCACGTCCTTCTTTGGTATCATTGAATTTGACCTGGCACCAAAGCACAGTGATTACTAATGAAACTACTGGGTATTTTCAAAATGATCAAGGAAACCCAGTCGCAATCGGCCCCTATACCAGCTACGACACCAAGTATATCACACAAGGTAGTCTAGTACAATTTGCAGCGCCCAGTGGATATTATTTTAACAGCGAAAATCAATTGGTAGTTGGCACACCAACCAAGGCCGACGACAAACTTACTATCTGGGCGGCTCCTACTGCGGTCTATCTGTCGGGCACTGCACAAGGACTGGGCAACTTACCTTCGGGTGTCGGTCCAGTGGTTTTAAATGCCTTTGTTCCTACAGGCGCCATCCCGGTCCAGGTAATTCCATTGTTTGTCACAGATATTCCTGTGAGCATCCAACAGAGTGTTGTTGAACAAATTTCTCTTAATCAAAATTTTGGACTAGGCTACGATAATCTTACTGCAACTTGGTATGTTATTACTTCCAATAATCTTGCGGCAAATGCCTCGTTTAGTTTAGCCAATGCACAAAGCACAGCCGGAACCAACAGTGACGCCAGCTGGTTAATACAAGCCACGTTTAATGGTTCTACCTACACTGTGGTTTCAAGAAGCCTAGACTATTATTTTGGCAGCGTATTACAAACAAGATTTTTCTTTTATACCAGCGACCCTATCTACGACAGTAGAACAGGAACTGTGATACGTGACTATGTAAATGTATTAAAAATTAATAGTCGTCCCGACACATCTGTTCCAATTGGCACAGACAATCGATTGACCATCATTGATCAACCTGTGCTCAGCGACGGTCTAGTTGACGATTTCCAAGTGGTGGTAAGTTTTGCCAAATCGCCCGGTGATGTTACACCAGTCAATCCAGATTTTTTCAACGACATCGTGGCTCCTGAAGTTGATGCCAATCAGAAATATGTATTTTTCCAGGCCACAGTAGATTTTGATAATTTACAACGTTATCTGCTGATAGAAGCCGGCATAGTTAACAGTGACTATCCAACTCTTGCAAGTATACAGGCAGTACAAACACAATATGTTGTAGGCCAAGTTTTTTATGCCTACTCTGAGGCAAGCTTCTATGTTCTTGGCGTAGACAATTTAGGCAATCCAACGCTGACCTTGAGCGATAGTTATTTGGCCAAGACAGGACGTCAAGACTTATACTTCCAATATCGTCACAACAGTCCGTTGACTAATCGTATTGATCCTGGATCCACAAACATCATTGATCTGTACGTGGTAACTAATGCTTACTACACAGCGTATATTAATTGGTTGCAAGATACCACTGGCACTGTCGCTGAACCAGAACAGCCTACCATTGATCAATTAAACACTGCTTACCAGGGCCTACAAAATTATAAGATGATATCAGACAATATGATCCTTAACAGTGTAGATTTCCAACCTCTATTTGGACAAAAAGCAGCGCCAGCACTGCGGGCCACAATCAAGGTAATACGTGCTGCCAACAGCACAGCCAGCGTTAGCACTATTAAAAATTTAGTAGTGGCCAACATAAATGCTTACTTTGATATTGCCAATTGGAATTTTGGCAACACTTTCTATTTTAGTGAATTAAGTGCTTACATACATCAAAATATTGGCAATGTAGTCAGCTCTATAGTATTAGTTCCCTTGGACCAACAAAAGAGTTTTGGTGATTTATACGAAATCAGATCAGCCCCTAATCAAATTTTTGTCAACGGCGCCACAGTCAATGACATCGAAGTGATTACTGCTTTGACCAGCACTAATTTGCAGACCGCTCCTAGTAGTGGGGTAATTTAATGGCCAAGCAAGTTCGTAGTGTAGAGTTTTTACCGTCAATCTTTCAAACTCCGATCAATGATCAGTTTTTGTCGGCTACACTGGATCA